TACATCTTTGATTTATATACAAGATGTAGTGTTATCGTATATACACTCTATATCTCCCAAGAGAATATGGATGGGACTATATATATAATCACGCGTGGGCATGGGGGGTCGCACCCCCAGGGCATATTAGCATATTCTTATATTATAATATTAGGCAGTTTATGCACTTGCCTAGGTGCCTGGCTTATTTTTTATTTACCTCCTGAGCATATCTATGAAATACTGACTGTATTTTATTGTATATACTTCTATATAGTTCTTCGTATCCTTCTGTATGCCCCGCTTTCTCCCATGCGTTCAAAGCATTACAGATTATATGTTGCTCGGATATGTCTAGTTCTACATTATATTTTTTTGTAGTGTCCATTAATTTTGCCATTTTGTTTTTCTCCACCTACTTAATTGCAGGTATGATTTAATAATAGCAAATACTATATTAATGTCAACACTTATTTTAATATATGTATCTATATATATATGTATATATATCTATTATATATCTCTATTATCCCGCCCGCCCACCTATGATACTTCCTGAATAACCATATGTCAAGATTTATTTTTATATATAATAATATCCGAATATTCTAATATTCTAATATAAGCGGGCGCTAATATATCAAGATTAGATTTGGTTTTTATTTTATAAAGGGAAGGGAAGGTTAGGGCCGTTTATAGTCATGCCCAGGACCAGGAAGTCTAGCTGTTATCGCTAGATGAATCTGTTTCTTCCTGTTTACTTGGTGAGTACCATTTTGCCGCCTCTGCGGTTCTTTGGCACCAGTCAATAAGCATATCCTTACATACTTTTTTGACCATACTTTCAACAAGCTCGCCTTGAGCATCCTCGATACCTTCTTTGATGGCTGTGTCCATCTCTTCAGCATCGTGATAGTCTTCTAAGTAATTTTGAATTATCCTTTCAACTCTACTTTCGTCAACGACATCATCATCAGTAACAAAGCTATCAAAGTCATAATCATCAGAAGATACTAAGTCATAATCACTAGGACTAAAGTTGTTATCAGTCAGAATAGATGCATTGTCGATTGCAGCGTCTATAGCCTGGTCAACATCTATTTTTTCGATACTTCTTTTTAGCTCAGAGTAATAACTTTGAGACTGTTTCTCAGCTTCACAAACTCTATTATAGAGTCCGAAAGTTAAGAAGTTTTTTATTGTATTTTTCATAATGTTTTTACCTCACCAGGTTAATTCCTGGTATATGTATATAATACTACTATCTATACTAATGTCAACAATTATTTTAATTAATGTTTCACGTGGAACATCACTAGCGTTTTTGTCCCACCCACCCACCTATTGTATCACCAAGTATCTATATGTCAATATTTATTTTAGTATATAAGAACATCTGAATATACTGATGTATTAATATTAGCGTTTGCTTATATTAGAGATTGCTTATATTAGAATTTAATAATATTAGAATATTATTGTTTAATTATGGCGCTAGCCTAAAGAAGGAAGGGAAGGCTATCCTAAAAAGGGAAGGGAAGGGAATATTAGTAGTTCCTAATATACTAATAAAGCCTAGCATAAATATATACAAAATACAAGATTGTTTTTCATTTATTTTTGTGATTGTTATTCTGTGCGCTATATAAGCATATTATTATATACTGAATTGGCTATAAAATGGCTGTGTGTGTGCTATAGGGAACTATTATTCCTAACCTAGTATTGTGTGCGTGTGATTTGTAAAACCCTCAAAAAGGCCTATTATTGCTTGTTATAGTATTATATGTGTATATAGAATAAGGCATTAGGGCTTTTTCCCCGCCTTCAGATTTTTATTTTACTTGTATAAGAATATTAGGATATTCTAATATAGATAGACACTAAAAAGCCCGCTATATTTGCGGGCTAGTTAGCTATGAATTAAGCGGTTTTTTTCTCTTTTGCTTTTTGATTATAATATGTATCCCAAGCATTTTTTCGCCATTCTTCTAATGTAGATTTTTTTGCGATATTGTCTTCAATGATTTCTTGAAGTTGTGCGCAAATTCCGAAATCTTCATACAACTCAATAGTATTAAAATCACAATCATAACCGCACGCAGCAGCAAACCAAAAAGCAGCGCCTTCTTTGCCTAGGGTACAAGATAATTTTGTGTCTCTTTTAATTTCCAATAAAAGATAATTGATACGCTCTAGATTTTTTTTATTTAATGTTTTCATTTTGTTTTTCTCCATTTTGTTTGTTTTCATATAATTAAAGTAACATACTTTTTATAAAAAAAACATTTATTTTCATATATTTTTTAATCAGTAGCTAAAAATATAACTACCATAGTTATTAATATAATTTCTATTATTTCAATCATTGGTTATGCTTGCCCCTTCTGCGGTCATCATCTTTGTGTATTTCTCTAACTATATTTTCAACCATATAAATTAACTCTTTTCTAATAAAGCCGTCATGAACCGCATAAAATTTATCATCTTCACTTGTCAAATATTCTAAGGTGACCCAGTTACAATATGAAATATAATTTTCAATAATTGGCTTTAAGTCTTTTTCAAGTTTCTTAAGATTTCTTTTATGCTTTTTAAATAAATCTTCGGCTTGTGAATTCATATTTCTCATGCTTGCCCCCTGGCATATTTTGCCCCGTTGCCGTGTACTACTATGGCAATAGATTTGAAGGTATTATCGCCATTACATTTATTACATTTTGCGCATGTAGTTTTAGAGCCTTCAATGGTTGCGGGGCATAGTTTTTCATTATCTGATATTTCTGATATATCTAGAATGGTTCTAAAGGTTCTTAGGCCTCTATCCCATGCCTTGCGGGCTTGCTCTAGTGTTTCGCATGATGTCATTAATATATTTTTAATGTAATCATATGAAGATGTTTTTATATTGGCTTGATGAGTGTACCCCGTGTGAGATTTTGCCCACCTTAGAAGGCCGTGCCATACACTAGCGGGAACGGCTGAAGGGTCACCATATGAACCAATGCGAATATCTTGCCCCGCCCCTAGCATTGCAAGCGGGTATAGATTATTTCCATAATTTAGCTTTTTATAATTGCCCTTCTTGTAGGCTTTATATACCGCTAAAATCGGCATTGGGTTGACATAGCATGAGCGCTTTGCCGCCATTCCTTTTGTTTTTTGCGGGTCAACTATTCCTTTATGCGGGCAATTTCCGCATATAGAATAATCTTGCCCCGTGCGGTTTGCGGTTATCGGGTCAATGTCACTTCTAATAATCCAAGTTTGCCCCATATTTCCGATTTTAGGGTTTCGGCCTTGCGGCTGATATATAACAACTATAGGTTTATTATCAAT